AGTCAATTCCCTCCGTATGACTTACGTCATGCCCAGAGAATGCCTCAGTAAAATACTGAAGCAGGTTACTATAGGACTCCCTGGTTTCACGACTCTGTACTGGTTTGACGGTTAAGACACCGTACTCCCAGCTTTGGAGATCAACATTCCACCTACCCCGGTTGGGGTAGCGTAGACTGTTTCTCTCATGAGTGTGTAGCCAGAGCCCTGCTTGCGGAGTGTTGGAGACAAACATAAGTCCCTTCACTCTTTCGGGAATGAGATCCCTCATATACTCAGTGAGGTTCTCAAACACGCCTAGGCTGGATACATGGTTATGTACGCCGACCCAGGAAGCAAGTTCGAGGGTACTCCACCTCGGTGTGACATGTGGAAGATATGGGGGTGTTACTTGAACACCCTTGTATGCATCCATACCACAAGACTCACGGAAGTTTCCTTCAAAGTGGGTCTTATCATGTCCTATCTTCAACTGAAGAACGTCAAAGATAGAACCGAGGTACACAAGTGACGTGGTTGGCAATATGATATCATCGCCAAACACCCTAACAAGCCTTGCTGCGCCGTTTACGACGGAAGCAGTAAGGTCACGTTTACTACGGCACCCAAATACATCGTAGCAAACAGCTGCAACAGCAGCCGCTGCGTAGATGAGGGATTGCACGTAGAACGTGAGAGCAGATCCCTGTGCTGCAAACTTTAGCACACGGGATTCACGGCCTACCAACTCTGAGTAGGTGACATGAGAACGCGCTGCAGCCAGATAGTCCAGATATTCTGGATTGCTGGCGAAGGCACGCTCAATAGTCCACAAACTCAAACGATCCGAAGCCGACTCTAAGTCGACAGTTGCAAGCCTCCCAGTTTTGGAGGCCCACAACGCTAAAGATCGTGACACATCCTGTGAGAAAAAGTTCACACAGATCGATGCTGTTTGAGTTACGTTCTTGCGGGACCAGTCAAGCAATGCTTGCTGGCACCACATGAGCGCTGTAGGCTCCGAGGCAATTAGCCTCGGTTTATCGATGGTTTTCGGTACCGCGATCAGCTTTGATCTCGGTGCCGAACCCCAGGAGTTCGGAATTCCTAGCTCCGAAAGTCCCCATATGGTCATCATATGACCAGGTGGGAATTTTCTCGATAGTGAATCGGGCCAAGTTGGGAAAACATACTTGTCTTCCCCACTAGGCATATCCGATACTGCTCCAGGACCGTGTCGTCCAGAGAGGTCCCCAAGTTCGGGGGTAGCGGAAGGTGTGAACCATCCGCACACTCCATCGAGCACGTCCAGGATCCCCTTAAAAGGGTTTCCTTCAGCAACCTCTGAATCGGCAAAGGAGAGTCTCCCTTGCTGAAACTGAGGTCCTGATTCAAC